TGCCATTCGGCATAAGCTGAGGCTCTTGGCCTCCGGGAATTTCCCGTGTGGTCTAGCTTCTCCTCAAAAACGGTCGATGATCATTCATCACCTGAATCATGTCGTATCCGACTGATTTATGATGTTGAATGATTTCATCTATCACTTTTGCGGCCCTCAGAGCCTGAACTACGATCACGTCTCTATGACGGACGTAGAAGTCAGTATCTGAAAGCGGGATGTCGACTTTTCCTACGATATCCCTCATTTTGGTTCCGTCTAATTCTAGACGTGCACCAATTGAAGGTCGAGATAAGTAGAGGTATTTCTCCTCTGCTCGTCCATAGATCTGCAGAAAGGGGACTGATTCGATTAAATCGAAGCAGTCCGCGCCTCCGTCTCTTAAAGAAGTAATCTCCATAACCATCCTCGTGGCTAACTCGCCAAGAGGAAGTTTATTGGTTTTACTCGTCACTCTATCTCTTGCAGATTCAAAGAGCTTGGTAACAACTATACCAGCTACTTTTGTAGCGTAGTTGTTCATGACCCTTTCGGGCCAAGGCTCTTTGTATCCGGTAGTTTCAGCTACGTACTCTATTAAAGGAGTGCCTAGATCTGATTTACCTTGCAAATATAGAAGGAGTGACACTACTAACTTAACTTTAGGGAAGAATGACCGAACTCTCGGTCGATTCCAACCTTTAAGTATAAGAAAGTAGTCCTTTATAGGAGACAACACATCAGATGTCCACGATTTGTTAGACAACTCTTGAACGATGATACCCACCGATTCAATCGGTGAGTTTCGTCGCTCGTATAGAGCAGCTATCGGAAAAGGGGACAAGTCCGTTTCTTGTGTTACAATTCGCTTAGCGAATTCATAACCATGCTTAGACACATGTGTCTTAGCAAGAGAAAACGGAACGCCGATCTCTGAAAGGAGATCCTTATATTTTTCGGCGACGGCATCGTGAGCAATCACGATATCGTCACCTAATAACATATAAGGACATTGCTTCCAGTCTACTCCAGCTTGTTTACAAGCCAGATAGACTATGAAGTGATGAGCAAGAGCAAAGGTAGCCCATGATGAATAGGCTCCCATTGGATTTCCAGTGTTGTAACTAATGCTACGACCCTGGAACTCAAATGGATAACCTACCATTATGTTCTTCCAATGATCTGCATACTCCTTCCCAAACCAAACACGAAGTAAAGTCCACTCGATCACAATCGGAAATAAATCCGTTGCGGCCGTGAGGTCTATACTGTGGAAAGATGACCCTTTAGCGGGGGTCAACTTCCCAATGTGTTTGGACTGGTTGTGCGTACAGTCTTGTTCGATAGTGGATAGCATTTGGTATAATTTGTCGTGAAGCGGCTTTAACGCTGCTTGCGACCAATAATCCAGTATTGCTACCTCCCTAGTTTTCCCTTCTTTATCAGCGATTACTGCAAGTTTTCTTATCATCGCATTCCTATTGCTAGGAGTGTATTGATGGAAAAATTGAGGTATTCTCTGGTAAAGATAAGAGAACTTGGGCATCAACTCAGATAACTTCTTTCCTCCAATGAACTCAATACTTGTTTTCAGTGAAGGAGGAAGGCACACGAGATCTAAATAGCTAGTCCAAAGGGCATGCCCATTTGGACCACTTTTAGATGTCATGTGGAATTCCTTGAAGTGTAAACCTCGAGGAACTCTACCTAGTTGACGACTATCTATGCGTAAGATTCTTAGGAAATCCATGCTTTCTTTAACGAGATTAAAGGAAGAAGCCCTAGTAAAACTAGGTGTCCTTTCAATAGTCTCGAAAGAAGGTGTAGGTTTCAGCCTTAGTAAGCGAGTGCTGTATAATGCGCTTAGAGTTAGCCTTATTAAAGGGTAATCTAAGCCTTTTGCAGCATTTTGCTTCAAAGGTTTAAGAATCCTAGGCAAGAACGAGCCTAGTCCCGGCTTTGGTCCTGTTTCACCTTTGAAAAGGTGATTCAAGTACCTCAGTCTCAAGTCTTTCGTGTAGCGTATGCACTCATGTTTACCACGAGTGTTATACACTATAGCGATTTTCTCGATGACCTTTAGCAGTGAAGCTAGGTCCACAGGATTCACTTTAGTGATCCTGTTAAGCCACTTCATAGAACGTTGAAG